TCTCTACCGTCTTTACCATCAGTTCCGTCACCACCATCAGTTCCGTCTATACCATCAGTTCCGTCAACTCCGTCAATGCCATCAACTCCGTCAGTGCCGTTAGTTGGTGTTGTTATTGATGGCGTAGCTGTTATTGTAGGCGGCGTAGCTGTTATTGTAGGCGGCGTAGGTGTTATTGTAGGTGTTGTGTCAGTTGAGCTAGCAACTCCTCCACTAGTATCCACAACAGCAGTATCGGCAGTCCCAGTAGTATCAGCGCTAGTGACAGGAACCTCAGCAGTAACAGCAGTAGTTGTTTCATTAGTTATTGTGGGCATTCCTGTGTTTATGTCTACGTTAAGTATCCCAACAGACTTGTTAGTCTCTGCATCTACTACGTGTTCTGCGGCAACGCCGTCAGTTCCTATAATAGGAGTAACTGTGTACACTCCACCGTCTTTAAGAACAGCGTTACCTGCGTTAGGCACACTGTCGCCTCTAGTAGAGCTTATAAAGCTGTCTGTAGCTGCGTTATATGTCCATTCTTCGTTAACATCACTTACAGTCTCTGTAGAGCCTCCTGAAGCAACTGAATCAACAATAGTGTCTATATCACCTGTTAGGTCTGGATCGCTCTCTAACGAGCTTGTAGAGCCTCCTACAGGGTCTACAGTGGCTTCTGCAGCTGCTCTGTCAGCAGCGCTTGGTACATTGACAAACGGCTGATTGCTGCCTACAGTTAAACCTATTAGTTCTGATGCTAAGTCGCCTCGTGTGTTTAGCGTCTCTGCTATCTGCTCTGGTGTTACATTAGCAGCCCTAGCTTGCTCTATAGCGTCTAGTATTAGCTCACCTGCGCCTTCTCCTGTGCTGCCTAAAACTGTGTTAAGGCGTTCTTGCCCTGCATACAAAGCTGCTTCTTCTGCAGTCATTGGTGTTGCTTGTAGTCCTTCTCCACCACGACCTAGAATCTTTGAAAAGGCAAGCCCTGCAAGCAAACCTGCCGGATTAAACGATAACAAACTTCCAAGACCACCTGACAAAAGACCACTGCTTTTAGCTGCTGTATCAATTAAAACAGGAGCAGCACCAGAGCCTCCAGTAAGTAGGCTAGTAGCAGCAGGCACATTAGTAAATTGTGGATACTGTAATGGCATAATAATTCCTAAGTGTTTCGCTCTACTTTCTTGACTTTCTCAAAGCTACGTAGCCCACCAAGACCGAGCATACCCATTAACACAGGCAGCATTGTCGCAAGGTCAATCATAGGCACTTCAACGCCTGTCTCTAACAGATTCAAAGTCATGTTCACAAAAGGTATGATAAGAAAGTTACCTGCCATACCTAACACACAAACCCATCCACAAGCAGGTCGCCATCCGGCTACAAACATACTGTTATGCTTAGCTTCGACCTTGTTAATCTCTAGCTGTGCTTTGACTTGCTCGTTCGTATGACGCTCTGCCATAGTTGCAATGTCATGAGCTAGTTTTTCTTTTAAGTCTTTATCGGGTATTGCTTTGTCCAACAAGTCAGACACTGGCCCGATTAATGAACCTAACATTGCTAACATCTAAGCCACCGCTAACACAATAAGGATAAAAGCAGCTAATAAAATAGTAACAGTAGCTTGCTCGTCAGTAGAACCCATAAACTTAGCTTTAACAAACTTACCTATGATTTTAGCATACTTCATATACTTATGTCCTGTTATTTAGTACTGTTAGATTCGGTTTAACGTCTTCTTCAGGCTCTATAATAAAATAGTAAAGCTCTAATAACTCTTCTACGTTGTAGTTGCCTTGTGTAGCTCTGACTAGCTCTAGCATTAATGTCTGCTTAGCCTCGCCAAGAGTCATTAGTATGTACCACCGTCAATAGTAGACAAACTTACTGTACCAGTAGCTGTTAAGTTAGCTACTGTTACTGTACCTGTGAACGTAGGAGATGCTAAGTTAGCCTTACTGTTTACTGCAACAGCAATAGCGTCAAACTCAGCACCAACTTCAGTACCTTTAATTACTTTAGCAGGGTTGCCGCTGACCATTGCGTCTTTAGCTGCAAAGTTAGTTATCTTAGTGTAATTACTCATTAGACAATCCTTCCTAGTAATGCGTGTATGTTTATCTCTTGTAGAGCAATAGTCTTGCCTTCTACTGTTGTTTCTACGCCTACAGCTACCACAGTTCCTTGACCGCTAGTGTTAATCTTTTGACGATTAATAAGAGCTATAGACGATGAGTATTCAGCCTCTGTGTTAAATTCTGAGATGTTGTACTGACCTACGTTAGACTTAGGCAGTATATACGCTTGCTTAGTGTACGCACCAGAGTAGTCATAAGCCCAGTTAAGCACTACAGTAGCTTCTGCACCGTCAAACGTAGTTAAGTTAATCTTCTTCAAGAACTTGAGCTTAGATGTATCACCAAAGCTCAACGGATGACTAAAGTAGCTGAGCAAGTAACCAGTAGTGTTGTCTGTAAATCCTGAGTAACTAGCTACACCTGTCTTAGAACCTATGTACAACGCCTCTGTTGATATAGTTGTAAAGCACAGCGGGTTAATGTGCGACCATGTAGTTGCTCTGTAGCTGCCGTCTTGTAGCGGAAACCGTGTATCAAAGCAGTAGACAACACCTAGTTCTTGGAAGTTAAGCAGCACAAACGCCTCACGAGGAGAGTAGTGCATACTGATGTTACCTGTCTCTGCTATAAACAGTGACTTAATGTCGTTGTTTACGTTCTTAGAGATGTCACCAATAGGCGCTGACTTCTCTTGTATTGTCCTAGCAAGGCTACGAACACCTGAGTCATCTAAGAAGATCAAGTCTTTACCAGTAGACACAACAGCGTCTCGTGACACGCAACCTACGTTAGATATAGTGTCTGACAAGACCATAGTAGCCGGATCGTCTGCACCTGAGTAGATAACAATAGAGCTGCGTCCAAAAATCACTAGGAAGCCGTTGTGAGCCGCTAGAGCAACGATAGTGTCGTACCCTGTAGGCCACACCTTAGTAATGTCTATCGAACCTGTAGAGCCTCCTATCCAGTGTGTACCGTTAAGCAAGTCAGACCAGTAGATTGTAGACTTGTCATTAGTAAAATCTGCTACCCATAACCTACCGAACGCTGCTAAACACTCATTACCCTGTGGCGGTGTGCCTGTAGAGTGTGCATGAGCAGACATTGTTTCAACTGTACCTGCATGATCTGAGTACAGCAGCGGTTCTTGACCACGTTGAAACATAAACATATGGTCATTGAACGATACAAACTTCCAGTTGTTAGCAGCAATAGTGTAAGACGAAGGTGTTGCGTCTACTAATGTTGTAGTGCCTTTAAATATCTTGTTGTTACCTGCTGATAAGAATGTTACATCTCCGTCTTCAGCAACAAACTCACCCATAGACTCAATGCCGTCAGAGCTACCAAGAACAGCAGGGCCGTTAGTAGTAAGCACGGCATAACCCTTACGAGAGGCAACTCTACCTTCTTTGTCAATTACGCAGTTATCTGCTACAGCAGCAAAGCTAGGCTCTTGCGCTAACGGCGCATCTTGCGTGTTAATACCTGCAAATCCGGGCGCTGTAATTGTAATGCTTTGTAGTTGTTGAGCCATTTAAGATTCCTTAGACTGCTACGTAAGTAGTGTCTTCTTGGTACTTGTTAGCATCAAAGGCTACAGCGTCTGACAGAGATACGTCAGCTATAGCAAACTGTTCTGCTGCTGACTGCCCACCTGTTTCGCCACGCTCACGTAACGCCATAGCTAAACCAAGCTGCAACACAGGGTTGTATGGCACTTTTAGTACATCAGCGTCTGCTGTTAAATCAGCCTGTCTAGCAAACGCATCAAAAAACAAACTGTAGATGTTGTCTGGCTGTGGATACACTTGTACAGTAATGTCGCCATTAGCGTCTGTACCAGTAAAAGCAAACTTAGAAGGAGAACCAGAAGTAGGCGTCATTAGTTTATAATACCTGTTCATCTCTGTTCTGTTGCTAGTAGTAAACCTAGTCTTGCTTGTTGTGTTCAACGCCTCTCGTACTTCTACTTCTTGTCCTGCGTTTGTTAGAGGATACACAGACGTACCGTTAACTGTGTCAAAGTCAATAGAAACACGTAAAGCAGACCAACTGTGTGAGTCTTCTACAAGCTGTTTAGCGTCATTAACAAAGTCGCCAATCAAAGCTGAATAGCTTGTTTCAGCTACAGTGTCTACTTGGTTTTCACGCAGCCTGCGTAGAACACTGTTTACTAGTTCTAAATATGTCATCCTAGTTTCCTATGTATGTAAAAACAGCGCCTATGCTTGCAACAATTACTATCCAGATTAGCCGCTCTGTTACTCTTGTACTAACCATGTGTTCAGCTAAAATGTCCATCTTATCTTCTATAGCGTCTACTTTAGTCTCAATATGTGACTGCCTATTAAACACAGTGACAAGTCTTTCTTCAACACGCGCTAAGGACACGATAGCTTCTTGTAATGTGTCAATCTTCTTTTCTACTCTGCTTAAGCGGTCTTCCATTTTTTAACTACCTTTTTAAACTGCTAAGGTTCTACAGGCCATTCAACCGTGTTTGGAAATCCTGCTTGCGCTGTTATATCGCGCAGAGCCTGACGATAAGTAGTCATCTCAGTGGTCATAGTTACGTCAGACATTCCTGTCCAATCAGTCTCAGCAAGTTTGGCATCTCTAGTAGTTCGGACACCTGCCGCAGCATCAGCATCGAGCCTTGCCTGATATGCTGTCTCATGCTCAGCCTTAGTAGTAGTAACGCCATCTTCTGTCGTGTCGGCAAACATATCTGTTTCTATGTAAGCCTCTACCCAGTTACCGTTAGCGTCCTGCACTGCACCGTTGCGACCTACTTGCTTGTAGGCTGAGCTTGGCTCAGGCTTAGGTGCTGCAAGTACAGGGTCTATGCCTAAGAACGCACAAGTGTCTGCGTCCCAAACTCGTGGCAGTGATGTGTTGCTGTGCATTCTCCTGACTTCGCCTTGAGTTTTGACTTCGCCAGTTGATTGAATACGATATTCCATAATGTCACCTATGCTATTGCTAAGAAGATGTAAGAACCGCCACTCTTATTAAGAGAATTAGGAGCAGAACTTG